TATTTCGTCAAATCCTCGTTTGTGGTTGTGGTTGTGGTTGTGGTTGTGGTTGTGGTTGTTGTTGTTGTTATTGTTGTTGTGGTTGGATGAAAACATTTTTATTATTCTTTATCAAGAAATATAAATATGTTGGTTATATTTTATAACAATTACATATATATTAAAGCCAATCAGTAATTAAAAATTTCATTTTTTTTTATTATTATAAAAATAGTCATTTTTAATTAAAATTTAAATTTGTAAGTAAATTTTCAGATTTAGAGATTAAATCTGATTGAATATAATCAATTAGTTGTGTAGAATTTAAACCTAATACATCATTCGCATGAGAATATGCGTATGCACGATTTGCCCATAAAATTTGTTGAATTTGTGAATTTGATTCAGCTTGATTTAATGTTATATTTGATGTAGCATAAGCATTTATAATTAATATTTCTGCTTGTCTTTGCATTTCAAATAATTCAGTATTTGCTTCTGTTAATTTAGAAGTTCTTTGATTTATAGCGGTTAATGATTCTTGTTCAATATTTTGTTTTTCTGATATTGCATTTGAAATTTCAGATGGAAACTTAATATTAATTAATTGGAAAAATTCAATTAAAACTCCCAAGTTATAATTATTTACATTTAAAATTAAATTATCATACATATGTCTATCAATAATACTTCTTTCAGTATAGTAATCTTCTGCATTATAAACTAAACAACTATTAATTATTGAACTAGTTATTCTGTCAAATAAAAATCCATTGAAATTATTTATTGTTGAAAATTCTCTTAATATTTTATCTATAATATCTTTTTTTTGATATTGATACTGTATTCCAATTGATAATCCAATTAATATTTTATCTTTAGTCATACAAGTCAAATCTTTATTATAATCTTGTAATGTTCTTTCTATAATAATCATTTCTTCCCCAACTCTAATTGGATACTTTCCTTGTTCATATATTTTAGTAAATTCCATATTGTAGTTATCGTATCCAACAGCATATTGACTCTGTTGAACTTGATATCCAACATACATTGCTAAAAGAGATATCATTGTGATTATACCTCCAAACAGAAGAATACAACTAAACCAAAAACATATTAATTTATAATATTCTGATCTTTTCATTATTAAGTATTATTGATTTTTTAATTACACTATCTGGATTATTTAAAAAAATCTAAATACAAAAATATAACTTAGTTATTTGTAAATGAGTTCAAATATTAGAAAAAATAATACAGTGTTAAACAATAATACTAATAATGAAAATAATCAACCATATAAAATTATCCCAAAAAATTCTGTTTCAAACACAGAAGAAATAGATATAGAAAATAATCAAAACCAAAGTCAAAATCAAAACCAAAATCAAAACCAATTGTCATTTTTTGAATATATGAATAAAGAAATTAATTCTAATGAAATACGAAATTTTTGGGTGATAATAGGAATGTTTATATTGAGTTCTATTATCATTATATGTACTGTTACTAAATCATTTTATTATGTTAAATATGACCAATATGCCTTAAGATTAAATAAATATCACGGAACTGATTTAAGTAAAATTTATGAAGAAGGTAGATATTTTTTAACTTTAGATAACACAATGATATATTTTCCATCAACATATGAAAGAATAAGTTTTGTATCTAGTGCATTTTCAGATAATGGATTGGAGTTTGATTTGGATGTAAGTTTTTATTATAAATTACCTAAAAATAATATCGGTAAAATATATAATTCTTATTCATCAAGTTATGAAAATAAAATAGAAGCTAATGCTAAACAAGTCACAAAAAATATTGCTTCTACATTTAGTGTTGAAGAATTTTTATCAAATAGAACATATATAGAAAAAGCAATTGGAGTAGCTTTACAAACACAAATATTACAAACATTAGAAATATATGTTCCCAATGATTATTTTAAAATTATTAGAATTACCTTTCCAACAATTCTAATTCAAAAAAGTTTAGATACCGCAATAGCATTACAAACAAATAAAATAGCATTATTACAACAAGAAGTAAATATAATTAAAGCAGATACTGAAAAAATGATTTCACAAATTAAATCAAGTACAACAAAAATTAATAATTTTGCATTAACTCAATCAAACCAAATTCAATCAAATGCTAAATCTGTTAGTACAAATATATTATTAACAGCAAGAACAGATGGATTAGATTTATTTTGTTCTACTTTGAATATAACTAATCCAAATCATATCAATAGAATTAATAAAATATTTGGTATGATTGATAATGCTAACAATATTACTTTATTCAATACACAAAATAATGTTATTGTTAATGTATAATTTTTTTATTTATAAATAACTTAACCAAATACTAAACATTATATCCAATATATAAATCTGCAAGAATTGTTAAAGTTTGTTCTAATGTATCTACAGGATGAGGTATAATATCTGGATTATTAATTAATTTATAATCATTTCCATCAGGTTGATATTTATCTCCAAAATAATGAATTTGATAAATATTATTTTGATTAAAATTTATCCAATTTATCCAATCTAAAACTTGAACTTTATTCCATTTGGAAGGATATATAGCAATTCCAACACTCCCTCCCAAACAAATATCAACTTTATCATTAATCCCTAATTCTAATGCTTGAGATTGTAATATTTTAATTAGTTCATTTCTATAATTGTGCTTTGAATCCAAAAGGATAAAATTTGCTCTTTCCTCATCTGTAGCAACCATTCCCACCATACTTACATAAATTAATCCATTTCTCAAATCAATAAAATTTCCAGATACCAAATAATCTGTTTGAGAAATATAATTAAGACAAGTTTTTACCAATTTATTTATTTGGGGATATTCTGGTTCTAGTCTTAAATTATTTTTATTAATCAATTCATAATTGTTAGTTAAACTATTAAATAAATGAAATACAGAGCCACATTCTGAAAATATATATTTTGGATTAAATTGATTATCAAGTTGATAAAATATTTTATCAAATGTACCACCACCAACTATTCCTATTTCACAACCAATTTTAATAAGTTTAATTAATTGCGAAGCCATTTGGGATGATATTTTTTTACCTGAATCACAAATTGTACCATCAACATCAAATAATAATAATTTTGTCATTATAAATTTTATATATATTGTATTGATATAATTTTTTAAATCAAAAAATTATTTTAATCTATCATCCTTAAGATTTTTTTTATATAATTATAATTTAGATAGTGTTTAAATTGTTTATATATATACTTAATTTATTTTTAGACACATTTTTAAATATTTTAAATTTAAAAAACAATAATAATCAAGATAATTTAGTTTATCAATATAAAATACAAGAAAAACCAAATGGATATAAAAATACATATTCTTCAAGTTTACAAAATTATTAGTATCATTTTAATTAGTACCAATTTAATTACAACAAAATTATCCAACCATTTCTAAAAATACTAATTTATTTGGTTTAACTCCAAATTTAAACCCTCCTACAAATTGATATTTTGGGGCATCTTTTGTACTTAACCATTTACGATTAATATAATTGTACATAAGATGACAAGTTTCACAATGAGCACATATTAAAGTTATTTTTGATTTATCTGCTATTTTAGCAATTTGTTTTATTGTCATAATTCTTGAATTCAAAGCATCTGTGTAAGTTTGTTCTAAATTAATTTGTTCACGAGACATTATACTTTTATAATTTATATCAAATCTTTTAGCACCATATCTTTTATAAATTTTTTCTTTATCTAAATATTTATCGACAAATTCAAAAATTTTAGTTACAACAAATTTATCTCCAACTAATTTAATATTATTACCCATCCAAAACATTTCATTTTCTTTAAATGTGTGTATTGCTAATCCATATTCTATTCTAACCAAAACAATCACATTAAATTTATCAAAAATATATTTTTGAAATTGTAATGCGGTTTGTACACAACGAGTGAGTGGGGAACAATAAATATAATCAAATTCACCTTTAAAATTTTTTTGTATTATTTTACCAATACCATTATATGCTTGCTGAATTCCATTTATTGATAAAGGCATATCATATAAATTTGTTTTACATCTGGCAGATTTATTCCAAATGTCTTTTTCTTTTTGATCTTTTGACAAGTCTATTCTTTCAGCATGTCTTAATAAATAAATCATATTATTATATATGATTAAATATATAATTATATATTTTTATTATACAATTTAAAATTATATTTATAATATAATTTATAATGGATTTTTATAAAAAAAACATAACATGTAATTTATCATCTAGTCAAATTAGAGAAATTATTGACTTTGATATTATACTTGGGATTAAATCTAAAAAAATAATTAATAATAAAGAGTTATTACACCTTTTGACATTTAAAATGCCGATTTTAAATGTCATTTTTTTTAGTTCTTAAAATGTATTTTTTATGTTTTTCTGTTTCATTATGAGTATTCATCGTATCTTTTGAAAATGTTCCAAAATCACACAATTTACAATAAAATTTAAATTCTTTTTCTCGTTCTTCTTTACTTGCATGTTCATTTAAATAATGTTTTTTCATTGTTGTATGATTTTTTGTTATATAATCACAATCTTTACATTTTTCTATTTCTCTATAATCTGTTCTTTTTTTTCTTTTTCCTGTTTTATGTAATTCTGTTTCACAATGTTTTACCCATTGAGATTCAAAATTACATTTATAATCGCATTTTTCACATATATGTTTATATTCCATAATTTATATTAATAATTATATAAATTATTTTTATATAATATCAATTTTTAATTTTTATATAAATTTATTTAATTTCAAAAAAATATATAGAATTAAATTTTATTTATTTCAAATTTTAATTTAATTTAAAATTTTATTTTCTTAATATATTATATATATGTATTCTAATGAAAAACCAAAAGTTAAAATTAAAAATGAAGAAAATGAAAAATTGGAGTTTATGATTGTAAATAAAACTACACTTTCTAATATTATTAAATCATATGAACTTTATAATAATATTAATGATTTAGTTTATAAGGTTAATAAAATTGTTATTTTAGCATCTCAGTTTCTTAATTTATATTTAATATATTTATTTGATAATAATTTAGAATTTCCTGTAATAAATAAAAAATTTATTTTAACTGTGTTTTCTATTATTACTAAAAAAGATGATGGAAGAGGTAGCAAACCTTCAGAAGACACTGTAAAAGTAATTAAAAATTTAGAAAAATTTTATGATAAATATTATAAACAATGTATTGTGAATGATGATATTATATCAATTGATAAATTAAGTTTCGTTTTGGCTTACGAGGCTAATGATATTGTTAAAAATATTAAAAATAATATTACAGAACACTTTCAAGATTATGTTAATAAATTTGTCAATCAATCATTTGAAATTAAATTTTTAATTCAAGACATAAATAATTTAAGTTTTGATACTGAAACAACAAAAGAAATTAAAAACAGTATTTACAGTGATTTAAGAAAAGTGAAAAAAGATTTATTAAGAACAGATGATAATTTTGAATCTGATGAAATGTTTCATAAATGGATTAAAACACACAAACCATTTATACTGAGAAAAAATAAATTAATGAAAAATTCAATTGATTATGATTTATGTGCAAATCCATTGGATTATATTAAATCATTATTTTATATGAATAAAGAATTAGAAAAAATAAATAATCAAAGAATGAAAGAAGAAAAAGACCAGTTTAAATTATTTCAACTTATACCACAACGAACCAGTATTAAACCAAATTATATCTGCATTGATACTGCTTCATTAATAAATTTAACAATTACAGAAAACTTCAAAAAATATTTAGATGATATTCAAGAATGTCAAAAAGAATTATGGGATAAAAATTTTAAGCTTAATCAAAAAGAATTTAAAAGAAGAAATTATCAATTCAATTATATGATAAAAACTGATGGTGTTGGATGTTCTGTATTGTTAGTAAAATTAAAAAATGGAAAACCAATAGAAATAACTCAAAAAATGCAAAGAGAATTAAAAGAAAAATTAGAATCAACAGACAAATACATTGAAGATATTAAAATAACTAATGATATTAA